CGACGGAGATGGGCATAGTCAGACTCCAGGCGGCAACGCCGCCGGCGGGAGGGGTGCACCTTCGGCTTCTGCGACGGCCTCGGGTGCGGGTGGAGGTGGGGCAGGGGTCGCGAGGTTCTCGGGGAGCTGGAACACGCGCACCATCTCCTCGAGGATGAGGGCGGGGTCGGCTCCGAGCTGCACGAGCACGGGCGCCAAGCGCTCGAGGCTCTGCTGCTTTGAGAGGTCGCTCATCGGCGTCGTGCCCGCGTCCACTGCCCAGTAGCCGAAGTCACCGGTGAGGTCGTCGGCCGAGAGGATGGTGGGACCGACGGGGTTGGGCAGGGCCAGAGGCTCGGCGTCGTCACCCAGCACCACTGACAACATGACGTTGTAGGTGCGGGCGATGCCGGTAATGACGGCGTCGCGGATGCGCGCCATGCGCCCAATCTCGCTTGAGGTGTACGCGGCGAGCAGGTTCTGCTCGGTGGCCGTGCTCTTCGTCACCTCGCCCCGGGTGAAGGGTGCGAGCAGCCCGGCGTCGCGGATGTCCCCGTCGACGGTTGCCGCGTAGAGGGTGATGTCGCCCGGGATGGGCGCCTGGGGCACGGGGAGGATGTTGCCCTCGAGGGGCAGGCCGGGCGCCAGGTCGACCTCGACGAACTCGCCATCCATGCCCTGGGCAATCTTGGCGGCTGCGTCTTCGGACAAGAAGCCGGCCTTCACCATCCACTGTCGAGCCATGCGCCGCACGCCTTGCGCCTGGTAGGTGCGCATGACGTTCATCTCGCGGAACTGGTCGAGGGACCGTGCGAGCAGGCTGTAACCGCGCATCGGGGTGTCGGGGTCGCGCGAGAAGTAGAGCGGGAGGATGGGCACGACGGGGCGGCCCGAGGCGCTCTTGAAGGGAATGCCGGTGCGCTCGTGCTCGAGCTCGGCCTCGGGGGCCTCGGCGCTTGCGTCAGCGTCGGGGTCGAGGGCACCGACCTGCACCGTCACGCCCTCGAAGAGGAACGACTGCCCGTCGTCGTAGTCGGCAGACCAGACGAGCAGGCGGTCTTCGCGCAGGTCGTACAGCTCGACCACCCGCACCCACTGCTCTTTCGTCGGCACGGCCCCAGCGTTCGCCTCGATGTTTCGCATGCGGGTGTTGGCGGTGCCGGCCTGCTCAATCCACTTGGAGTAGGCGCGAGGCTTGAAGGCCTCCTCGGGCTTGGAGAAGCGCACGGCCGCCTCGTCGAGGGGCATGAGGTAGACGTGCCCGACGTGGCGCTGCTGGTCCCAAGAGCAGGCGGTCGCGTCGACGATGACCTCCCAGGGCGGGAGGGCGGCGCACGAGACACGCTTGAGCGGGTCGACGCTCTCCTCGGGGGCGAGCTTGAGGAAGGCACAAGGGTAGATGAGCGCCAGGCGCGTCGCGTCCTCGAGCTGCTCGCGGATGGTGAGCAGGTACTGGTTCGCCGTTGCCTCGGCGACCTCGGGGTTGCCCCGGTCGCGCAGGTCGGGCTCGACGCGCACGGCCGGGTTCTTTGCGTAGAGGCTGCCCAGGTAGCTCTCGACGACGGCGTAGGCCTTCGGAACCTCGGTGCGCAGGATGCCGTCGAGGGCGTTCTCGCTCTCGTTCTGCCAGAAGCGCGTCATGTAGAGACGGCGGAGCTCGCGCAGCTCGTCGCGTCGGCCCTCGAAGTAGAGGTCGTGCTGCTCTACGAGGTCGGAAACGTCGGAGGGTTCAAGCATGAGGCCTCAGAAGGGCAGAGAGTGAGAGCGCAGGCGGCGGGCGCGCGAGGCAGAGATGAGGTCGTCTATCCGGGTGCGGGAAGACTGGAGAGCCTGCGTGCGCCACGAGGGCGGCACATCGCGCAGGCATCGATAGGCGAGCGCCAGGGCGACCGCGCTGTCATCATACCCCCCGCGAGGTGCCTCGGGGGCAACCTTCCCAGCGGGCACGGTGAGCGCACGCAGCTCGAGCCAGGTGACCCGGTCGAGCACCTGCACGACCTGCATGGCCTCCCGCAGGGTGTCGAGGGCCTCGAGCTTGCTCTGCAGGGTTGTCACCCACGGCTTTCCCTTCGGCCCGCGCCATTGCTGCCGGTAGCCGCAGTGCTCCATCTCGAGAAGCAGGGCGTGCCCGTGGTTGTTGCTCTCGGCGAGCACGAGCGCCTGGTTGTAGCGGGAGGCGACCTGCACAACCCGGTGCGCCCAGGCCGCAGGCGTCACCCGGTTGTTGCGTTCCATGTAGACCGGTTGCCGGGTGCTCACCGAGACGACGGCGAGGGCCGAGTAGTCACCGCCCACGCCCCCGCCCACGTCGACGCCCATGACGTACCGGTCGTGGTTGTGCGGCCCTTCAATCTCCCTGCCCCCGTGGTCGCCGATGAGCTCGTGCGCGACGACGTGCATGGCCTGCAGGCTTGCGTCGTCAAACCACCCGCCCTCTCGCTGCAGGAAGCAGTCGTCGAGCGTGGCAGGGTACTCGCGCCGGAACTTGTGCGGGCCGAGGGTCTGCTCGTACCTGCGCCGCCAGGCGAGCTGCCCGAGGGTGAGGTGGTGGGCGTCCTGCTGCTGCTTCTCCTCGGGGGTCGGCTCGAAGTCGTCGGGCACGGGGTCGGTGTACGTCGGGTGCTCGTGCCACCAGTGCGTGAGCACAAGCCACCCGTTCTCCGGTGCGCCGGCGATGAGGCGCGAGAAGGCATCGCCCGGGTTGTTGGCGGTGCTCTCCACCATGAGCAGCCCGTCACCGACGGCGCTAAGAGCCTGGGCGAGCAGCTCGTCTTGGTCGAGGGCAAAGGCGAACTCGGAGAGCAGCACGGCCTTCGGAGAGAACGACCGCAGCCCGGTCGAGCTCCTCGAGGTGAAGGCCTTGAGCGTGGCGCCGGTGTCCGCCAGGCGCAGCTCGCCCTTGGCTCTCGTGTCGAGCTCGCGGCGCAGGATGGCGGGCGGGTCATCCATCCACCTGCGGTTGTCGTCGAGGAGGGCCGTGGCGCTCTCTGCCCGCAGGGACACGATGGCGAAGAGGGCAGCGTGCCGGGTGGCGCTCCACCTCTGGTGCAGGACCATCTTGCACGCGGTCGTCGCTGCGACCTGGCGCGCCTTGACCACGAGGATGCGGTTGTGCCCCGCCTCGACTGCGTCGAAGATCTTCTGCTGCATGGGCAGGGCGTCGAAAGGGATGAGGGCGGCGGAGTCCTTGTCTTGCACGCGGTGCAGCCGAGCGAAGGCCGAGGGGCAACCCATGAGCTGCCCGACCTGGGGCACGAGTTGCGGGGGCACGGCCCCGGGTACGAAGGGCTTCATGCTGCACCGAAGAGGGTGGCCTGCACACTCGGCCGCCAGGCCGGCGGTCGGTTGAGTGTCACCACCTCGCGCTGCTGTCTGCTGAAAGTGCGTTTCTGACCGCGACGCTCGCCGGTGATGTCGACCTCGAACCACTGGCCCTCGAGGTCTGCCGCAAGCCCGACCGCCTCGCTAATCGCGACCGTGGCGCCGGCAGCGGACCACCTCTCGGCGAGCTCGACGACCTGCGAGCGCGGCAAGTCGTGCGCGTAGCCTGTCGTGTCTTGATACGGCGGGTCCATATAGACGACGGTGCCAGAAGGCAGGGTCGATGGGTCGACCTGTCGGGCGTCCGGTGCGACGGTCGCGGGAAGACCTCTGAGTTGCTCTGCGCGATTCGCAAGACCTTTGGACGTAAGGCCGTCACAGCCAGAGAGAGACTTCGCGCCGCTCTGACTGTATCCGCCGAACGGGTGCCGAAACCTGTCGCCTGGCTGCATCGTCCAGCCCTGCAGGTTTAGCCAGCGCGCGACCTCCCGCGCCTCGGTGCACCGTGGCGGCCCCTCGGCCCTCAGGCGGTCCCAAAGAGTGCGGGGCTCCTCGTCTGCCCACGAACGGATGATAGCAGCTACCTCGCGTGCAAGGTCTGCATCGCGGTACGTCTCCAAAAGCAGCCGGACCCCCGCGTCCGGCTCGCACCAAAGGTAGCGCGCTGCGCGCTGCCCTGGGCGCAAGCCGAGCACGCGCAGCAGCGGAGCTGCGTAGCCGGTCTTTGCACCCATGCGCGAGATAGGCGGTCGCGCAGTCAGCCCCCCATGAAGCGCAAGCGACACCGCAGCAGTGCCGGCGCAGAGCTCAACAAACAACGGGAGGGGCCTCACCGTTCGCCGATGAGCTGCAGGACGTTGCGCAGCTCCTCCACCTCGGGCGCCTCGAGGCTCGGGGCCTCGTAGTCTCGCGCCATGTCGACCACCCGCCAGGCGGTGTCGAGCTGCGCCTTGTTGGCCTTGGCACTGCCCCGCAGCACGCGCTCGATGCAGGTAAGGGCCTCGACGGCGAGAGAGGCGAGCTGGCGGTCAATCTGCTCGGGCGAGAGCAGGCGGTCTTCGGACGGTGGGGGGTTCATGGCGGCGTCTCCTATGCAGACACTGTAGCCCCTGCGGCCCTTCTGCGGGAGTTGGTCCCGGGTGGTGGCAAGAAACGCCTCGCGCATTCTCTACCACTACCCCCTTTCATTGGTAGTACTAGCTAACCCCTAACCACCTAGTACCACTCAAGGAGAAGCAGGGAGGCGTCGGGCGGGAGGCGTGGTGGGGGGTGAAATAGTGCAAATACTATAGGAATTGCGAGAAGTGGCGTGGTGTGGGGGTTCTCACTGTCCCCCCTCTTTTCTTCACCATTCCGCCGGATTGCCCTTGCACCATTCCGACCACGCTGGTAAGAGTGGAGCGTGCCGAGGGGAACGAACAATCCTCGCCACCGGAGACTGACATGACTCAACTGTTCATTCCCGCTTGGATTGTCGAAACCCTTGGGGCCGACCGCTGCCGGGCGATTGTCATCGAAGCGGCCCGCGACATGAAGCGTGCGCGCATTCCGCTCGACGCAAGGTCTGCCGCCGGCGTCCTGAGCCTGCTCGCCGCCGAAGCAGACGCTGCCCAGCACGCTATCGCCGGTGCGCGCTCCTGATTCATTCGGCCACCATTCGGCCGCACTCACCTCGGAGACACCATGCAACAT